ATACAAGTATGGTGATGAGTGCACAAAGGTAAAATTAAGGAAACTACACAAGAAATCATTGTTCATTTCCAGTGTTGAGGGTGTCACTGTCGAAAAAGAGGATGATAGATATTGTCTTGCATCACCAAGGTTCCTATATGATATGGGTAATAAGACTTTGATAAAGCTCAAGAAAAATATCAATATACCAATCGAGGATGTCAAGAATTTTTGGGAAAAGCACCCTGTTTATAAACTCCTCAAACCCAAATCCAATGAAATGTTGACCACATGGGTCAAATCTATGTTTTACAATAGAACATTTATGGAGGCTTACTCCACCACAAGCAGAGCAATGATGACCATGAGGATTCCCAAATATGTCAGTAAACCAATGATTGTTGAGGCTGTTGATTTGAGCAAACACTATGAGAATCCTTATAAATGGGACACAAAAATTGTTACAATGAAGGAATACTATGAAGGTATTTCCGCACAGATGTCATCGGCTGTTTTGAATTGGTCCCACGAAGACGAGGTACATTTGACAAGAATTATAACAAAATGTGACCCAACCGTTACACAAATATACTCAATATTGGACACTTTGACTATTACATTAACAGAGATGTCTAGAAGACAAACAATTCAGGTTTCTGCCAACCAACCTAGAAAAACAACCACAATAACACTTGTTAATGACCCAGCAATTTTACTTCAATATATTCTTGATTATGATTGTTTTATAAAAGACAAAAGAAGAGTCTTATCAAGGAACTCACTTGAGAGAGATGTCTTGACTATAATGGAGAAATACGGGGATGAGTTGAATTGTAAGAACACCATGGCCTTGTTGTCAGTTTACAATGATCTCATGATCACAAACCATAAACAAAATGTGGTGTACACATATGATAGGCATTGCAGTAGTCTTTTAGACTTCATAATGGCTTCCTTCAGAAATAATTATCACCCTGGATACATATGCAAGGTTACACACACCAACATTGGTTCCATTTTAGACCCTACAACCCTAAAAAAATTGTTTTTAAAACAACATAGACATACAAAAGACTACCACAGACAATGCCTTGACAATATCTGTTTGATACATGTTTTTTTAACACAAACACAAAATCTTTCAAAATTTAAGTCAATTGAAGTTCTAAGTAAGATAAAATTTCAAATGTTTGATGATCAAATTCTAAATTATAAGGAAATTCTCAAAAACATAACAAGCGATTATATGCTTCTTAATGATTTCACATTAACTGAAAGGAAAATCGCTGCCTATATGAAGGCATATTACCTTAATGATTATACTCTACTTGATGAGCTCGTTAACAATCATTATAGTTTTAGTTATAGGTATAACCAGGAAGCGTTTAAGAGAGGGGATGATTATGTGGGTCAAACAATTGTCACTTATTGTCACTTTAATACAATG